ACCGCCACCGTCACTGCCGCCGTCAAAAACATTACGAATAGGATCAATGGCAATGATGTCTGGCCCGTCCGGGAATTTGGACAGGATGGCCCTTGCTAGCTGCTCCACACCCTCACTGTTTAGAAGCAGGCGCAGTTGCGGCGTGAGGATGAGATTGCGCCCAGCGCGGGCTCTGAGATCACTAGAGACAGCCAGCGTCTGCACCCGCTCTCGCAAGTAATGATATTGAACCTCAGCCTGAAAATAGAAAATCTTCAACGCCCCAGAGGGCGACATCCCGAGAAAGTCCTCGCCCGCTGCCAAATGGATAAACCACGACAACAGGAAATCACTCTTGCCCACTTTTGGTGCACCGCCAAAAACCAGAATACTGCCCGGCGTCATCACACGGGGTGCGACCAGGTCTGCAGGCATTGGGCTCTTGTCAGCAATTAGCTCCTCAAGTGCGAAGGATGGAATAGCGGGTCTCACATCCCCCTCTAAAAGCGAGCGCACATCAAAGCCTTCCGCAACCGCATCTGCAGCATCCCACTTTTCTGGTTTACCTGATGGGATGGAGAGAACTGTTACGCTCGCGATACCCAAGCTTGGCAGTGCTGCCAAGAGCTTCTGAGCATAGGCATATCCAGCCTCGTCATTATCGGGCCAGATGATGACCTGCTTGCCCCTCAATGGCGACCAGTCGGTTTTATCAAGCGGAGCCTTGGCACCGAACATAGCCGTTGTTGCTGCGATACCTATGGAGCCAAGACCATCAGCGCATTTTTCCCCTTCGACCAGAACTACCCGGCCCGACTGGAGTATCTTTGGCAGATTATAGAGAGGCCGAATGTCGGGTGCTTTCATCTTGCGGCTCTGCACATCCCACGGCCTGAACTCCTTGCCTGCCTCTGTGTCATAGCGATAGACGCAGGCTAATAGCTGCCCATCCGCATCCAGATAGTCCCATTTGGCGCTATAGGCCCCCAACTCATCCACAATGGGCGCGGCAGGTTTAGGCTCACTTGGACGCACGGGCGCTATGCCCAGCCAATCTTCAAGCTTTTGCAACAGTTCGCCAAAGTCATGATGGCTGTTCAAACCCCAAACAGACGCAAACAGGTCAAAGATGTCACCGCCTTCCCCAGTGGCAAAGTCATGCCACATCCCGGCTTTGCTACCCGTGAGATCCACACTGAGGCTTTGACCTTTGCTCCCGCTTGTATTTCCAACAACAAATCGGCCATGCTTTTTGCTGCCAGCCGGAAACAACTGGAACAAATAGCCTTCAAGGCTGCCAAGCAGCTGCGCCTTAATGGGTGCCTTGCGATCCGGCTGGTCAGCATGGACCGCCTCGATCTGGTCATTGGCTGAATTAAAATCAAACCAGGGTGATGTTGGAGAAGAAGCTTGCATTATGCCCCCTTCCAACATCGATCCTGCCAGTCACAAAAACGGCAGAGATAAAAGGTTGGTGTATCGCTGATGCGTGGCAGAAGCTCTCCAGCCTCACAGGCTTTGATAATGTTCACCGCCTTGTCGCTCATCTTTTGCGCAAGCTCAGCATTGAACGGCACCAGTTCATGGTGGATTTCTGCTGTGTCTTTATTGACCGCCGTGAAGAAAGCTGGGTTGGAAGAAATCCCTTCAACTGATCCTTCCATATAGGCCTGATAAATAGCCATCTGAGCCGCATAGATCGGTTTGGATTTGACGACACCTTTTTTGACAGTGTCTGCCCATGACTTTGCGTTCATGGACTTGCATTCCCAGAGCATCGGAAACGTAAGCTTCAGGCTCGGCGGAGCAGCGGTGATAATCCCGTCCACATGACCTTTGATACGGCCACCCGCAACCGAGAAGCCAAACTGGTGTCCGTTGGGTTTTTCCGTAAAAATTTCAAAGCCTGCCTGACGCAACCAATCAATGGCTAAATCTTCGAACAGGTGGCCTGCCGCAAAAATCCGCAGCAACTGCCCTGAGAAATCCCGCCCTTCATCCTTCGGGGCATTCTGAAACTCGAACTGTAAGGCGCGGGAACATTCAACACCCAAGCGGGAGGCACCGAGATAGCTACGCGGTGTTTCGCTTGCAGACTTTGTGGTCAGTGACACATCAATCTTATCGTTGACGCGGTCCGAAAAGCTCTTTTTTGAATTAAAATCTAACATCAGAAAGGGATCTCCTCTGATGTGGGAAACTGCTGGCGCAAATTATCCTGATAGGCCGTAACTACGGTTTCGATGAGGGCCAAGACTTCGTCTTTTTGATAGTCAGCCAAAGGACGGTTCATCCCTAAGCTGGCCACATATTCGCCGAGCGGAACCAAGGCAGCTTCCATGGCTGCACTCTCATTTTTTGTCGGATCAATCATCCGGTTATTTCCTTTCTTCTTCCATGCGGACCAAGCCTTCTGGCAAGGGATGGAACAGAATTTTCTGTAGCTTGTGTCTCGCGCTTTGCTGCCTCGGGCGCTCTGGGCATCAAACCACCCGAAGCCTCGGGCTTGCCTTCTGCACACCGCACAAAAGACAGGCCCGGACGAGACGGGTGTCATGCCGCCAGGACTTCTGCAGAACGCATGACGAGCTGTTGGATAGAGCCACGGTTAAATTGGAACTTGAGCAGGGCTGATGCCTGATAGCGTGTCAGACTGAAGTCCATCCGATAGTCAGCGGGCAGCAAGGCTAGCTGTTTTGCCGTGGCAGACTGGTTGAGCCAGCCTTTAGTCTTGTGAGCCGTCTCATCGCTTTCATATTCATTGAGCCAGTCATCAGCGGAAGCCAGACAAACCGTGCGCTCACCCACACTAAGAAGCCGGACAATCTTGCCGTCCACCCCGCCTACAGAATACCAACGTCCGCCGAGATAAAAGATGCCAGCCCACGCTTTGAACCCGCAGGCCATCAAAGCAAGGTCATCACCGAATAGATCAACCCAGCGGAATGAAGATCGCTTCAAAAGATCCACCTCGGACATGATAAAGTCCGACAAAGGCGTGCCTTCCGTGGTTTCTGTCTCGAACACGTGGGAGCAAATGGAACATTCACGACTGCTGATCGGCACCATCGCATGGCATTCCGGACATTCCTTTTGGGGAGCCCCACCGTCGCCAGTGCGCAGATCCAAATCGACATCCTGTTCAAGAGAACCATGCAGCAAGCTGGATGTGCCAAAGTCCAAAACGATACAGTCGGTTTTGACAACACCCGGAAACTCTTCAGGATCAACGGTCCTAAGCCCCCTGCCGACCATTTGAATCATGGTCGATTTGTATGAGGAAGGTCGCAGCAGGATCACACATGAAGTTGGAGGGTGGTCCCAGCCCTCAGTCAATACAGCCACATTGACGACGACCTGAATGTCTCCATCGCCATAAGCCTTCAGGATTGCAGCCCGGTCCTTTGAAGATAGCTCACCGTGAATAGCAGCTGCTGCCACGCCGTGTGCATTAAAGGCATCACTCACATTCTGTGCATGACTGATGGTCGAGCAGAAAACGACCGTTGGACGATCATGGGCTTTATCCTGCCAATGTTTTATCACCGCGTCCGTAATGGGGGAACGGTTCATGATAGCATCCACTTGCGCCATATCGAAATCATCGACAGACTTGCGGACTTGGGTAAGCTCTTTCTGTGCGCCCACATCGATAACAAAGGTGCGCGGCGGCACCAAATGCCCGGATGCAATCAATTCTCCAATAGCGATTTGATCGCCAACATTTGAGAAAACAGGTCTGAGCCCCTGCTTGTCTCCCCTGTTAGGTGTCGCGGTAACACCGAAGAGTTTGAGGTCAGGGTTTTGATCATAGGCATGATCAATAACCCGCCGATAGCTATCTGCCGCCGCGTGATGCGCTTCATCAATAACCAGCAGGTCAAGCTTCGGCATTGCGTTGACATTTGCCTGTCTGGAGAGCGTCTGCACCATGGCGAAGGTTGTCTGGCCGGACCAGTCTTTACTGCTCGCATCATAGCGGGACGTGCTTGCCCCTTTATTGACGCGCTTGAACTTGGCTTCATTTTGGCCTGTCAGCTCATCACGGTGTGCAAGCACGCACACTTTGGCATCACTATCTGCTACATAGCCGCCTGCGACACCGGACAGCATTATGGTCTTGCCAGCACCTGTCGGGGCTACACCGAGCGTGTTTCCGTGTTCATGAAGCGCCGCCGTGCAGCGCTCCACAAAGGTCTTTTGTCTGGGACGTAAAATCATGACCGGCCTCCTACTGCGCCCAACTCGGGCGGTTCGGATTGGCAGGTGCCGCAGCAGGCGCATCAGATGACGGGGCAACATGACTACCCATCAGGGCAGCATAATCCTTGTTGTCCGGTGTGATCGCCAGACGGATCTCATTCTTGTCATCACCGTTTTGATCTTTGCCCACATCGATCTTCGCCAGAAACTCAATGCCATCCAGATCAGCCAAGCCGGAAATGCGCCGCTTGTTTTGCGCTTCCGGTGACGTGTCTTTTGGCAGCAACTTGCGCGAAGAGTTCAGGATACCCTTGATGAAAGAGCGGCCCATATTTGCCCAATCAGGACCCTTCGGACTGTATAGGCCAATCAGGCTCCAGACCTTGCGACGCACGTAGGGACCATCTGTCACAACAAACTCGCAGGACAGATAGATTGATCCGGTAGTGTCACTGCGTGTTGCATAGCCACCAGTCCAGCCTTGTGTATGGTCGTCATAACCGCCCGGGCGGATGGTCATTCTCACCTTCGCCAAGGTTCCCTTTGGGATCAGGTCGTAATTATTCTGCTCATCAGCAGAGTTGAAATCATTCCATGTCATGATTATTGCTCCGCGCCCTGCTGTGGGCCGTTATCTTGGGATTGCTGTGGGAAGTGATGCTGCAAGCGCTCTTCAGCTGGCTGAACCGGCTGATGAATTTTGCCCATCAAACTGTCGAGCCGAGGCTCTTCCATCATCTCAAGGCGGCCAGAGCGATCCTTTGCCGGATAGCCATAAGGGTTGATGGTATGTGTGATGAATGCGCGGTAGGCCGGGCCTTCTTCTGGCTTGATCTCAGCCATCGTAATCACCTGGTCCACGATGCCAGGCAGCTCCAGTCCGGTTTTTGCACCCTCAATCTGAGGAGCAAAGACCTTGCGATTGAAGTCATCCAGACGCTCATCAAGGATGCCGACAAACCAGATGTTTTTGTCTCTGGTATGCTGGAGATGCGTAAGCCATGCGATCATCTCTTGGCCGTGAAGGCCGTAAGCCCCCCGGGTATCAGGCTTGCCCGTGCGATCAGACATGGCTTGGGGTTGCCCCTTGCACCAGTTGAAACACAGTCGACCAGCGACAGTGATGCTATCAATGAAAACTGTCTTATATTTGCTCAAAACATCCGCGCTGCCAAACTGCTCACACACGGCATCAAAATGCGCCCGACTGTAAGGCTGGTCATCCCGCAGCGAGGGATTGGGTCCGCCAATAAAGACAGCAAAGTCACGACATTCCTGCCAAGTGCGCGGACGGATGCTATCCCCCGCCCAGCCTTCAATGGCCAGGTCACCGGCTTCCAGATCCATAAAGAGGGTTTCATTGGCTGGCAGAGTCCAGAGCAAGGATGTCTTGCCAATGCCAGACTTGCCGAAGATCACGCCTTTGACCCCACGAGTCTCATTCAGGCGTTCATCCGCTGAAATAATCGGAAGGCTCATTTTGCGCCTCCCTGAATGTAGGTGTTTTCTGTGGTGCTTTGACGCATTTGATTGGCCTCAAACGCTTCAATGTCCTCAACACGGTAAACAACCCGACCGCCGAGTTTCATAAAGGCTGGGCCTTCGCCCAACCAACGCCACCGTTCCAAGGTGCGCTCGCTCAAGTTCCAACGATCGGCGAGCTCGATCTGATTTAAATGCTTAATGGACATCTGCCATTCCTTTCGCTTGCTTCAAATTGCAAAGAAAGAATGGCCTGTTATTCGAAATTCGTCGTGGGGACTAAATGTGGATGATTGGTGGATATATAACCCACATCAAAGGGGACAAATGAGGGGTGAGGAAGGGATGTCTGGGGGACGACTGACGCTGAACACCGCATAGATTAAGGAAAAAGAGCGGGGGATCA